CGGTGCGAATCCACTCCCGCCGCGTATCGTTCTCCGCCCATGTAAGGCAGACGCCCCACATCCCCTGCACAAAGCGCAGATGCAACCCGCCATGGATCTCCCGAAGCCGCCGCTGAATCATCGGCGACGGCTCGGGGGAGCCAAGGGCATTCAAGAGAATGACCGGGGATGTCACTTAGCTCTGCACCAGCAGCTCAACGTTGACCGTCAGATCGACCGCTGCCGTCGTCACCGTGTTGTTCGTGGTGACCACAAACTGCAACGTGTCGCCCGTGTCCAGCGTCTTCTCCGCGTCCGTCAGCGTAGCCAGCAGCGTGACTGCCGTGCCTTCATTGGCCGTCAGCGCCTCCAGATCCACGTTGTCCGTCAGCGATACCGCCGCGTTGGCCGACGCATCGTACTTCTTCAGCACGCCGAGAATCGTGCCGCTCGTCGCAGCGGGCACCGTGCCAGCAGACACTACTGCTCGGTTGATAAGGCAAATCGCCGGATGCGACCCGAAGTTGTAAGTGGTCGTGGTGTTGTTGCCAATGGCCGCGTCACACTGCCCGACGACCAGATTGGGCATCACCCCGAACCGCCCCGCCTTGGGCGCAAAGATGTTAAACACGCTCATGAAGTTCTCCGTAAGGCTCAAGGGGGTGGATGGGGAGCGACTCAGGATAAGCCGCCCCCCGATCCATCACTTAGACATGGCTGTAACGCGCCGTGTCCGTGTAGCCCGTGATGCTGCCGTGCGCGTTACGGGCGATACAGGCCAGATTGCCGTACCAGCCGTAGGTCGTCTCGAACGCATCGCGGCCCTGAATCCAGCGCCACGGACCCGCACCCTCGAACTCGACGAAGCCCCAGTCCTTCGCATCCACCCACGCCAGCGACGGGATGTGGAGGAGATAGATGGTGCCTGCCGGGACGTAGTAGTCCGTCACGCACGGGATGCCGCAGACTTCAATGGCCTTGTAGCCGCCCTTGATCGTCGTGCTGAACTCGCCCGCCGTGAAGCGCCGCTGGCCGACCATGCTCTCCATGAGCTTCTTGGCAAGGCCGGGGGTGGTCATGAGCAGGAAGTCCTTCGGACGGGTCATGGCGTCCTTGCCGCTGCGCCCAGCGATCTTCTGGATGAGATCCCAGATGTCCGACTCCGTCGGCTGGGTCGCATCCGGCGTATCGGTCCCCGCCACCAGTCGGGTCGCATCCCAAATGCTGTAGGTGCTGGCCGACACATTATGCAGCGATGCATAGCTGCCACCACGGTTCGTGATGTTAATCAGACCGTTCATGGCGGCGTTGAACGAGGTGTCGCTCGCCGTCGCCTTTACGATCTTGTCCGTCGCGGCCATGCCGCTGATGGCCGTGCCCAGCGTCAGCGTGGCGTTGTCGCCGCTGTTGCTGATGGCCGTGATGGCCGAGCGGCCAAGGACCGCGTCCGAGCTGGACGTGTCAAGGACGGCGATGTAGTCACCGACCGAGAGGAGCAGCGAGCCCTGACCCGCCGAAGTCACGCCGTAGGGCGAGCTGACGATGATCGAGGTGGTGGTAGACGCCGTGCCGATGATCGCCACGACACCGTCCGACTTGTTATGCAGCGCCTGCTGCATGAGCAGCGAGGAAGCGTCCTTGATTTCTTCCATCGTCTTCTTGGCGATGGTCGTGAAGGCCGCGTCCTTGCTCTGGGTGCCAACGAAGGCGAGCCCGTCGATCTGCCGCGTGGTGTAGGCGCGGACGACCCCGACGTTGCCCTGCACTTCCTGCGCCGTGGTGTCGGGCGGGAAGTAGCCAGAGGACGAGAACGTGGCACCCGCCGGACGACCGACGACCACGTCGAAGAACACGTTGTTACCGCCCCAGCGCATGTTGCGCGGGCCACCGGCTCGTCCCTTTTCGAGCTGCGCGAGCAGCGGGGTGACGAGGTTCTGCACCTTCTCGCGGAACTGGCTGTAGACGTTCTTCAGTAGGCCAGTCAGTTCCGCATCCGAGATAATCGTAGGATTTGGCATGAGTACTATTCCTGTTACGAGAGTGAGTTACCGGATGGCAGACAACACTTCGTCCAGCGCACTGGACACCGCATCGTCCACCGAAGCAATTCGTGACGCCCGTGGCTTGTCAGTGCTATTGCCGCCTGACCGTCCCACAGGCTTGGTGGCCTGACCGACCACCCGCTTGGCCTTCTGTGCGTCCACACGCGCCCGCTCCAGTTCCTTGCTGTCCTGTGCCTGAGGCGCAGGGGCGGAGGGCTGGTTGCGACGGCTGTGCTGGAATTGCGCCCATGAGGCTAAGTCGTCCACGATATACTTCCGCACCGCATCGTAACGTGACGCCGGGATATAGGACTGCCCATTGGGAGCCCGTTCGACGTGCGCTTGCATCGCGTAAGTAAACCGTTCTAACAGTTCGTCCTGAGCGATGGTCGGCAGTGCAGTAACAATCATGTTAATGGCCGGCGACACTTCGCTCTCGTAGAACTGCGCCCCGCTGCGTTCAATATCAGCCATCTGATATTGCATTCGCAAGTTCTCTGTTTCCCGCATCGCTCGCTCGGCCCGCTTCTCCGGCGAGTTCTCGACTTCATACGCTTCCCGCACCGCGTACAGAAATTCTTCGTCCGTCAGCAACCGTTCGATCTGCTTCTCGCGCTCTTCCAAGACGCTGACGTACTGCTGCAATTCGTCCTGCGTGGCTTGGGCCTGCTGCTCAACCTGCTTGATCTGCTGCTCGCGCTCGACGTTGTACACGCCCCACTGCGCCAGCTTCACCACTTGATCCAGCCGGTCCTGCCGCACCTTCCCGTTGGCCTTGTACTCCACCACCAAGTCCGGGATCTCGACTTCGCCCTCGGCATCCTTCAGCGTAAACTCGGTCGCCAGTCCGTCCTTCACGACCGGGACGGCGACATACCCTTCAGGTAAGTCTACGGGCGCTTCGTCTGGCGTCTCGTCTGCCGACTCGTCTGCTGCCTCGTCCGCGTCTGGCGTGAGGTCGATGTCTGGCACCGCCTCGGCAGCCGGCGCTTTGACAACGGACTCGTCCGCTGCTTCGGGTTCCGGCGCTTGAGGGGGCATCACAGAGTCTACCGCACTGGCAATCGCTTCGGAAATATCCACAAGATCCTCTTAGGGTTGACCCGACAGTTGGTCCGCCGCCTGCGCGGCTTGCTCGGCTTCTGGGGTTCCCGTGAGGTTTTGCTGGAGCATGCCAACAACACCGATTGGGGGGTTCCCAGACGCCAGCGGCATCTGTCCGGGGGACATGGCGGGCACACTTGCGGCTGGCCCAACACCGGCAGGCGCAGGTCCGGGTGCGCCGCCCTGCGGTGGCATCCCGCCCTGTTTCTGCGTGGCTTGATTCGCCAAGGCCATCCACCGCTCCTGCGCGGCTTGGATGATCTCGGGCGACAAGTCGTCTTGCAGCAGGATCTCGCGCTCCAGCACGTCTTGATGGATCGCTTCGTTGTCCTGCCAACGCATCTCGGGCACCATCTCGCCTGACCGGATCGCGTCGGCCACCCGCTTGGCCCGCGCCTCTTGGTCTTCGTCCGGCGTCCCGATGTCCTTTGCCATGGCAAACATCTGCCGGCGGCGGTACTCCTTGAGGTCGATGACGCCCGTCTGGAGCCAGTTGTCCAGCAGGTACAGCCGGAAGGCCATCGGCATCGGCATCAGCGTGGCGGGCTCGACGCGCACATCCGACTCGCCGTCAAAGTCGCTGGCACTGACGGCCCGCGCCAAGTCGGGGCGGTTCTTGCCAATCGCGCCCAGCGACCGGGGGAGCGAGTAGCCCCACGACATCGCGGCCATCGTCACCTTGCACCAGTCGGTGTAGCTGTACGACAGCGCCGTGATGGGCGGAGAGAACACGCGCTCTAGCTGCTCGCGGCTGGCAATAATGGCGCGGCCCGACTCGCCCGTCACCTGTCCTCGGCTCACCGCATTCCAGCCGCTGGCATCCTCGAATGCCGTCTTCTCCAGCGCCAAGGCTTCCTTCACGTCATTCCCGACGCTGAATCCCTGCACCGGCTGGATGGTATCGCTCATCGGGCCAGCGCCACGCACCTCGATCATCGAGGTCACGCCGCCCATGAACGTCTCGGTGGAGATCGCGTTGGGGCGCGTGAGGAACCGGCCACCGGCATTGACGCGGATGTTCTCGACCCACTTGGACAGCAGCGCATTGACGCGCATCTGGTGGTCGAGCC